ACAAGATGGTAATGATATTTTAGACTGTGAATTACCAGATCCTAGTACTATAGACATGGTAATACATTTAGCTGGGATTGGTGGTGTACGTGAAAGTCTTGCTGATCCTAAAAAATATTGGGACACTAACGTTGAAGGCACCAAACGTATTTTAGAACATTATCCAGATGTAAGAGTTCTAGTTGCAAGTTCAAGTTCTCAATATGAACCACATCTAAATCCATACGCTGCTAGTAAACATGTCATTGAATATATCCCACACAGCAATGTATGCTTTATGAGATTTCATACTGTCTATGGTCCTGTGCCAAGAGCAAATATGTTTTTTGATAAATTGTTGAACGATAAACTTGAATATGTAACTAATCATTCAAGAGACTTTATTCATATTGAAGATATGTGTGATGGTATTGAATTGCTTATGAATTCTACTACCACTGGTCCAGTTGATATTGGTACTGGAATAAGTGTTAAAATTAAAGATATTCGTCCTGATTTACCAGTAAAAGAATCAACACCCGGCGAACGACAAGCAACATTAGCTGATACTCGGTTAATGAGTCTATTGGGACACCAACCTAAATATACTGTGGATAAATTTTTACGAGGAATTTGATGAAAACGTTTTACTGGGGTGATGTTCCTCAAAACTTTGGGGATGTCCTCACAGCAAATATTCTAAATCATTATGGCATAGAATTCAAACACACAAACAATCAGTATGAAGGTACACACTTTGCAACTGGTTCTATTATAAGGTTGGCAAAAAATGGAGCTACTATTCTTGGATCAGGCTGTATACGTGAAAATGAAGATCTTGATCGATCTAACATTTATCGGTTTGTCAGAGGTCCAATCACTCGCAATCGTGTTTTAGAATGTGGTGGAGAGTGTCCTGAGATTTATGGAGACCCTGCTTTATTGTTACCAAGGTTTTGTCCACCATCTGAAAAACAGCATAAAGTAGGATTTGTCCCACACTATTCGCATCGAAATAAATATACAAGACAATTAGCAAAAACAAATGGTTGGCATTATATCGATTTGGTAGATGAAAATCCCTTAAATCCGGCAAGGGAAATTACATCTTGTGAAACTATCGTGTCTTCAAGTTTACATGGAATTATTGCTGCTCATGCTTATGGTATTCCAGCAGCTCATGTTACAACATCAAATACCTGTCAGCTTTGGGGTGATGGTACCAAGTTTTTAGATTATTACGCGTCTGTTGGATTAACACATAAACTGTATGGCACAGATAATCCTAGATTTGAGGTTGGTACTCTTCCAGATTTAGATATTATAGAAGGGATATTCAAAGAATATGTTTAACTATCTAATCGATAAAATCAATGATGCTCCATTTATTGAGGAGCCATTTAGATTCGTGTACCTTGAAAACTTTTTATCTGATGCGCATTTAGATATAGTACTTAATGATCCTCAAATTAAGTTTCCAGAATTTCCTTCTGTTGAAGGCATGATTGAATATTTGCGCTATCAAGGATATAAACCACAGCCATTTCCTGGTTGCACCACAGATGAAAATGCTTATATTAAATGGGCTAGCACAGGTGATGGTGATAAGCCTTCGCATGCTCATGGCTTGATTGAAGGATTTGGTATGGCTTATCGAATGCAATCTTATAGAAATATATTTCTTGAAGATCTTATGACATTTTTGAATTCAAAGGAATTCTTATTTGCTATTCGAGATAAGTTTGGTATTAGTAATGATGTTTATGTGGAAACTGCTATTCAAAAATATTTAACTGGTTATGAAATTTCTCCACATCCAGACATTCGTAAGAAGGCACTTACATATATGTTAAATATTAACCCAAGGCCTGTTGAAGGTTGTGGGACTTATTTCATGAAGTTTAAGCCCGAATGGGAACACATTTATGATTTTTGGAAGAGTGAATCTCAAGTAGATCGATGTTGGGTACCGTGGGATTGGTGTGACAATGTCTTTACACAATTAGAAAATAACTCTATTACTATTTTTGCTCCTGGTGATAAATCTCTCCATGCAGTAAAATTAAACTATGAACATTTGAAAACACAGAGGACTCAAGTGTATGGTAACTTATGGTGGAACAATAAACCAAAAGTAGCTCCATTAACTTGGCAACATTTTGCACAATGAAAGCTTTTGTAATTAGAATAAAAGGTGATGAATTATCTGAATCAGGCGCTAAACATTTAGTTAAGTCTTGCCATGACAAGTTTATTGAATTTAGAATGTTTGATGCTATTACTCCTGATTTGGTTGATATTGTTACAGATCAGCTAAATATTAAATGGAACTATCCTTGGGCTGGTACGCAAATGGATTTTACGACCGGTCTAAGAAAGACTGCATATCCAACGGTTGATCCTAAAAAGCGTATTGGTTGTTTTTTATCTCATTACAAATTATGGCAAACATGCGTGGCCTATAATGAGCCAATCATCATTCATGAGCATGATGCATTATATTTTCATGAAGAAAATAGACTCCCAATTAAAGATTGGAAAAAATCACATTTTGATATTATTGGATTCAATAGTCCATTAGGTGCAACTCGGCTCCAACATAAATATCATGAAGTAGTACAAGCGGCATCAGCTAATCACGGAGTTGTAAGGGCACCACAAATTGATGATCTTCAAGTACCACAAGGAATTGCAGGAAATTCAAGCTATTATATAGAACCAAAGGGCGCACAAAAACTTATTGATCTAGTTGCATACTATGGAGCATGGCCAAATGACGCCATTATGTGTCGCCAATTGATTACCACACTAGGGCAAAGTCAAAAGTATTATACACACTTACAAAAGATGCAGAGTACAACTTCATTATGAGAGCATTTATTATTACAGTTGAAGATATTCCAGAGTCGGTAGAAGCAGCAAAGAAATGCATAGCTTCAGCTAAACGTCGTGGGATTGAAGTGAATACGTGGAAAGCAGTTACACCACGAAATACCAATATCTATAAAGCTGCTAAAAAATTAGATATTCCTCTTACACATTTTACAGAAAAATTTAGTAGACATCCACAAGTTGTTTCAGCCTTTATGTCTCATTATGGTTTATGGAAATGGGCTTTTGAAAATAAAGAAACAACTTTAATATTAGAACACGATGCTTGGTTTGTTGATAGTCTACCTGACGAAAGATTGATGGGTCATATTGTAAATCTGGGTAGACCATCTTATGGTAATTTCAAAACACCAGCTTGGATTGGTGAGCGCGCACTCTTTTCAAAAGATTATTTGCCTGGTGCTCATGCATATATGGTAACACCACATGGCGCTGAATGTTTATTATATAGAGCACATATTGATCCAGGACCAACTGATATCTATATACATAAAGAAAGGTTCCCAAACTTAATCACTGAATATTATCCTTGGCCTATTGAAGCTAGAGATACATTTACAACAATTCAAAATGAAAACGGCTGTGGAGCAAAACACAATTATGGCGAACACTATAAAATTGTATAAAGAAGCATTCTTAACTGGATGCGATGCAAAGACAGAATGGCAACTTCCTTGGTTTATTGAAAACTATAAGAAGTATAATGATACTCCATTAGTGTTTGCTAATTTTGGTGTTGAAAATTTAGATTTTGTTCGAGAACATTTTCACGCCATATTGGATTTAACAAACCTAAGTGAGCAAGGCTGGTTTAAGAAACCAAAAGCAATGATCCATTGTCCTGCAACTAAAACGGTTTGGTTAGATACAGATATTGAAGTATTAGCAGATGTGTCTGATATTTTTGATTTACTTAAGCCAAATAAGTTAAATATGGTAGAAGATAAACCGTGGACTCGACGCAGACGAGAAGTTTGGTACAATTCTGGAGTTGTAGGTTTTATCGGCAAACCACCAATTCTTCACCAATGGGCTAGACAAGTTTTTAATAACCCAGCTGTTGGAGATCAAGAGGTACTGCATAGCATGCTTGATCCATTAAATCAACTCACATATATAAATTCATTACCATCAGAATATAATTGGTTAAGACTTGAATTGAATGATGGATACGATAGTAATGATAAAAAGATGATGCATTGGACTGGACCAAAAGGCAATGAAATCATTAAGGAGAAAATGAGTGCCTAGAGTTGTACATATTATTGGTAATGGAGATAATGCTTCTTTGTTCTTACGAGAAGAACGAAAAGGTTTAAAGATTGCTTGTAATCAAACACCATTTCCTATTCAAGACAAATATGCTACTGTCATGGTTGATTTCAAATTTATGATGGCCATGATGAAAGGATCTGTTAAGGTAGATGGAAAATGGATTTGTGGATTTAGACCTAAGAAATTTTTAGAAGATAACCCTATTTGGCATATGAAAGTTGCTGGCCAAATAAAAGAATATTACACACATTTGCCGAAGTATGCTATTCCACAGGGTGGTGGAATTGGTCAGGGTTATACGAATTTCAATTGTGGCCATGTAGCAACACATTACGCATGCACTAAAATCAAACCTGATATTGTACACATGTATGGATTTGACTCTATTTTTGATTTTAATATGAGAAGTTTTTCAGATCTTGTATTAGCTTCTGATCGTGGTAATACCAACAATAATCGATTAGCTGGATTCTGGAGACCAATTTGGACAAATATGTGGAATGAATTCAAAGATATCCAGTTTATCCTACACCATACTCATGATAAATTTAAGGTTGCCCACGGGGATAACGTTACCTGTAAGATCTATTCTCCATTAAAAGAATCTGAAAGAATTGATTTTGGGGCTGATGGATTACCTAAGATGGATGATATTTCTGAGGCATAATGTTCCATATATGGTACAAGATGAGGCAGAATGTTCCATATATGGACCATTATAGGCCTAGTGTATCATAAATGATACAGTATTAAAAAATTTAATGGTAAAGTGAAAAAAAGGGGTTTACAACCTCTCTAGATCAGTGTATAATATACCTATCAAATGAGGAGATAGCATGTTTACACTTGAAGTCCGTGGTGGCAAGAAATCAGAAAGAGCTCTAATTGAGGAAGCTTTCTGGTGGGTTGCCTCAGAACTAATGCCAAGAAAAAGAATCTTAGACGTTGACATCGTACTCAAAAACATCACTGACGATGCTGTTGGTTTGCATGTTTCTCTTGGTGATTACGAACACTTAATTGAAATCCAAAAAGGTCAAGACGAAGATGATCTACTCGCGACAGTATTTCACGAGATGGTTCATGTTCGTCAAACTGAGCGTGGTGAATTCAAGAATGAGGATCATATCTCATATTGGAAGAAACCATCTGAGAAAGAAGCTTATAAACTACAAAAGGTGTTATTAAAGAAATGGAAAACTTACCAGAAGACATTGTGTATGGCAGCGTAGAAACAATCACTCCAGAAGAAGGTTTGAAAAAGACTATTGCTCAAATGCAAGAGGAAATCCATTATCTTCAAATTCGTTTGAAAGAAGTCTTAGAAGAGCGTGATAATCTCAAAAGGCAGTTTTTAAGTGAGTGATCTAAGTGATTGATATTCTTCAACTAAAAAAATTCAAAATAAATGCATTTTTTTGTTTACAACAGTGGAGAACCTTGGTATAATAGTACCATAATTTGAAATGAGGAGAATATCATGACACCAGTTAAGCTTGAAGACATTCGCCGCGAGGACCTCGAGATCTATATCTACGAAGGTCACCGTGACGCTTTCGGCGTTAAGGGTCGTCATTACGACTTTGAGTCCATGTCTATGGACGATCTCCGCAAAGAAGCGGAGTATATCGCTGACGCGATTGATGAGGCTAACAAGTCTCGCCGTGCCGAAGAGGCAAAATCTCTTCGTGAGTTTCGTGCACAGATTCGGACTATCCGGGAAATGTGTAATGTGGATCGTGATAATGCGATTCGCATTTTGTTGGACGCCGAGGGATTCCTTGGTGAATATGATCCTAGCTATATTTGTTATAGCATGGGTCTTCCTTACTCAATGGCTAAGTACATTGAGCCACGTTTAACGCTGCTTAACAAAGCAGCTTAAGTGGTTGATTTTGTGGGAGAAACTTTTTTGAAAAAAAGTGAAAAAAACTGTTTACTTTTAAGAAAAAGTTTTGTATAATATACCTATAAAATGAAATGAGGAAAAAATTATGAAAAACATAGATATCCCAGGTGCAAAAGAAATTTTTGCTAAGCAAGACGACCTGATGGTCACGTTCTGGATGAACAAAGGCTGGGTCAAAGCTCTTAACGCTATCCATGCAGGAGTTAAAGAAGACTTCGTAAACGAGAAGATGCGTAAGCTACGTGCTTCTACTTCTTATGAGCGTGGTGCAGCTGCTTATTATGCCAAGCATGGCACAGTAGGAGAGTTCTAATGCTACCTAGGGAAACAGATTCAAAGTTCTTGTATTCAATCTCTGGATATCATTACTATAACGAGAATGGTAACCACATGATGTACCATTCTCCGACTGAACAAACATTTGTTTTGAAATATACGTTTGATGGTACTAAGGTTCCAACACGTAAGAAATTTGAAGAGGTTGTAAAGCTATGGAAGGTCTGGAACTAATCCTGGCTACCATATGGGCCCAGGACCCGCTAGCGATTGTGCTGTTTCTCCTCATTTTATTAGCTGCGCTAGCGGGTCTTTGGATCCTTTTGATGATGAGATTATGGTTGATTGTATTGATAGTTGTTGGAGCATGCTTCTTGAGCGGTGTGATATAAATGTCACAGTAGAAAAAAAAGTGCAAATACCGTGCATTTTTTTGTTTACAAACTCTGAAAAGTATGGTAGAATATATCTATAAAATGAAAATTGAGGAGAATCAAATGACTGGAATTACTAAAAACATGACCAAAGAAGAGCGTCTTGCTGTTATCAAAACTGTTGCCGAAAGGTTCAAAAAGAAACAAGCTCTTCGTGCTAGCCTAGCTGAAGGCGCTAAACGTGTACGTCGCTGGACTGATGAGGTTGAAACTCCTCGTCGTAAAGCTAAGGCTCAAAAGTTTGACGACATGATTGCTCGTCTTGATGAGAACCATAACCACTATACAGATGGTTCTAAATACCTTGCTGAGCACTACGGTGATCGTGTGGCTGCTCAACGTGACTACGATAACGATTGGAACTAATATGAAACCTTTTGAAATTGTTTTCTATGGAATGCTAGGAGGATTGATTATGATCCTTCTAGATATTTGGATCTCGACATATATGGTCTGCTACTAATGAAAAAACTGGATCAAGAAGTCACACTGATCAAAACCACTGGGTATATCTACTATACCAAGTGGGCAGCAACATTCATCATCTTGTTGGCTGTTGCTTGTAGATCAGTCGATGAGATCCCTAAGATCTATGACATTTTCTTTTCATGGATCGGCACGGGAATGTGGCTTATTGTTTCAATTGCTTGGAAAGATAGAGCACTTATTCTTTTGAACTCTGTTATTTCCTTTATGTTATTTGTGGCTATATTGAGGTGGTTATTTTGAGCACACCAGCTTACAAAAAGAAAGCTCGTTTAGAACAACAATCGAGAGAAAAGCAAGATAGAAAATATCAAAAGCTTTTAGCATCAGTGAAACAAGCAAAAAAGGAGTTTAAAGACTATGTCCAACCGAAGACGTATCGCCGCACGCCAGCAGAAATTGCAAGCCTCCCGTCGAAGGACTCAATGTCTGGGTCAACGGCAAAGCGAGAAGCAAATGTCTACTCAGGAGACTACGTCGTTGGAATCGCAACAATGCACAAATCCAACTTGGTCCCAGTTGGTCGCGGAGTTGAACCGGAGATCTATGCTAGAATGCGACGGTGATGATGGAACTAACTAAGTTTGTAAGACAATATTCTAAAGCTTTCCCTATGGAACTGTGTAAGGATCTAATTGATCTTTATGAGAAGAAATGGGATAGCTTAGAACATGGTGTTGAATATGACACTATGGATAATGAGTTGATGAAGTTCAATCAGATTGGTCTATCAAATGATAATCCATTAACAAAGAAAGCACTTGATATTTTTCTTCATGTTGTTGAAGATTATAGAATGGATCATAAATATTTGAGAAAACCAGTCTCACTTGAAAAATTACGAATTAAAAAATATCCAGTTGATGGGTATTTTAAGGAACATGTTGATGCTAGTAGTTATGACCATTGCACAAGATATCTTGCAATGTTTGTATACTTAAATGATAGTGGTGGTACTACATTCTTTGGTAAAACCATTAAAGCTGAGACAGGAAAAGTTGTAGTCTTTCCTCCATTGTGGATGTTCCCACACACTGGTTTTGTAGGTGACAAGCCAAAATACTTTTTGTCGACTTACCTACACTATGCGTAATCTGCCCTTAGCTCAGCTGGATAGAGCAACAGCCTTCTAAGCTGTGGGTCGGGAGTTCGAATCTCTCAGGGCAGGCCATTTTAGCCCGCGTGATGGAATGGTAGACATAACGGACTTAAAATCCGTGGCCTTCAAGGCGTGGGAGTTCGAGTCTCCCCGTGGGTACCAATATAGGCAAACGAGGGAAAGCCTTGCAATTACGCTAAACGTACCTCACGAAAGGAGTGTCGAGCGGTAAGAGGATGAACTTCTCTGTAACGCGGTTAAGCCAGTAACGACGTTAAACTTAAGACGCTGGTGGGAAATTATAGAGCGCCCTCACAAGAAAGACTCAACTGGAAATGGTCCATTCGTCCAGGATAAAAATTAAGGAATGCGAGTCCTGAGCATGACTGTAAAAGGCTTGTATTATTGAAGGAGTTATTATGTTTGAACAATCATTTATCCAAGATCAAATCCGGCAAGACTTGCTTGAGGGTGTAGTTGAAGTTGTATTCACTAAAGCTGATGGCTCAACTCGTACAATGAGATGTACTAAACAAGAGGGTAAATACCCACAACCCGAAGCGGGAAAAGAACGGAAAGAAAATGCAGACATTTGTGTGGTATGGGATGTTGATGTTCAAGATTGGCGGACCTTTAGATGGGATCGTCTCCAAAGGGTAAGCACTCAAATCTTGAGCGAAGCAGGAATGATAGTTAACGGGGATTAGCGCAGTCTGGTAGCGCATCTGGTTTGGGACCAGAGGGTCGGAGGTTCGAATCCTTCATCCCCGACCAATGGTGATATTAGTGTTAATGGTGAGCACGCCAGTTTGTGGCACTGGTAGTATGGGTTCAAATCCCGTATATCACCCCAATGTGGATGTGGCTGAATGGTCAGGCAGTGGATTGCAAATCCATTTAATGCAGGTTCGAATCCTGTCGTCCACTCCATTTAAGGAAATATTGGATTGAGTGCATTTAATTGTTTACTTTTCAAACAACTCATGGTATAATATACTATATTGAATGGAGAGAGATATGCCTTTAACAAAACGCAAACAAAAAACCATAATATCACGTCGCACCGGAATCAATGCAGCTCCTATTGATAAGGGGTTTTCCGCAGTACAAAGTTATTTCCAATTTGAAATGACCCGTAAAGATGCGATTGATCAACACAAGACTTATATTAAAAAGAATTTCTCCAAGAAAGATGCGCAGTTTATTCTTGCGAATGAAGATTGGAGATTTGTAATGTATTATCAGGCGGCATGCGCGTTCTGGTACAACTCGGGTTTACCGACTGATGATACTACAGAGTACTGGAAACGGGCTCTGGATAAACGGCTGACTGATCTGATTGAACCCGGAAAGGTCTTATACTATGAAAAGTTGCAAGCGCAATCTGACTCTGATAAAGTGGTCAGTCTCTCTCCTCAACAGCGTTTGCAACGTAAGATCAATGCTACTATTATGATGGACCTCGATGAACTCGAGGACAAGTGGATTGAAGGTGAAAAAGCCTCTATTGATGTGTATCAACAATTTAAGATACATGGACTGTCTGGTTCAGCTATTAAGCCAGTCCAATCGGTGATTGAGGGATGGTTGCTTGATTATAGCGATGCGTACCACAAGAGATGTGAACAAGCGGTTGAAGGGTATTCACACCTTTCACGGCCTGAACTCAATCGCCGCATCAAGGAATGCGAAAAGATGTTGGCAGACTTAGATCGAATTCGTGATGCTTCAAAAGCTACACGTAAAGTTCGAATTGCTAAACCTGTCTCCATTGATAAACAAGTTTCAAAAGTTAAATACAAAAAAGAAGACAATGATTATAAACTTGTCTCTATACCTCCTGCTCAGATCATTGGTAAAAGTATCCTATATGTCTTTAACTGTAAGACTCGAAAGATTACTGAGTACACTACAGAGGATGTCAAAGGGTTTGCTATTAAGGGTACAACCGTTCAAAACTTTGATCCTGAAAAGTCTCGTTCATTGACTCTTAGAAAGCCAATGGAACAACTTCCTGAAATTATGAAGACAACACCAGCAAAACGAACTAAGTTGCTGGATACTATCAAAACAAAACCAAGTGTGCCTAACGGTAGACTGAATGATGATACAATCATTCTAATTGCTAAATAGGAGAAAGCATGGAAGAAGAAAATATTGAAAAGCATTTTCTTACTAAAAGTAAGTTTACTAAATTGATTGAATCGACAGTGATTCAACTAAGAATTCCTTATATGGAGGCTATCCTTCATGTTTGTGAAAAGCACGACATTGAACCTGAAGATGTGAAAAAGTTTATTTCACCGATCATCAAAGACAAAGTCGAAGCTGAGGCAATGCAACTAAATTATTTGCCTCGAAAGAATACATTAGATGAAGCTTTTTCAGACTAATGTGATATATAATATACGTACCTCTGAAAAGATCCCTGTACAAGATGATCCGAACGTGGTATAATATTACAGTCAATACTTCAGTTAATACTAAAACATAAGGACAATACGATGTCATTCGAAAATCTAAAGCGCAATCGCGATCAAATCTCTAAACTAGTTCAAGCCGCCGAAAAAGTAAATGGTGGTGGTGAAACAAAATCCTACGTCGACGATCGAATCTGGAAACCCGTAGTAGATAAAGCAGGTAATGGATATGCAGTCTTACGATTCCTACCAGCCGCAGAGGGACAAGAACTCCCTTGGGTTAGGTATTGGGATCACGGATTCAAAGGACCAACCGGTCTTTGGTATATCGAAAACAGCCTTACTTCTATTGGTCAACCTGATCCAGTTGGCGAACTCAACTCACGCCTCTGGAACTCGGGAATTGAGTCAGACAAAGACAAAGCCCGCGATCAAAAGCGACGTCTCCATTACGTAGCAAACGTATTGGTAGTATCTGATCCTTCTGCTCCTCAGAATGAGGGTAAGGTATTCCTCTATAAGTTTGGTAAAAAGATCTTTGATAAGATCATGGATCTCATGCAGCCATCTTTCCAAGATGAAGAACCTATTAACCCATTTGATTTCTGGGAAGGTGCGGACTTCAAATTGAAGATTCGTAATGTTGAAGGTTATCGTAACTACGATAAATCAGAGTTCTCAGGTAAAACTGCATTGTATGATGCTGATGAAGCTAAGCTTGAATCGGTATATAATCAATTGCATGATCTATCTGAATTTACCGATCCTAAAAACTACAAGACTTATGATGAGCTAAAAGCTAAATTGGCTCGAGTTCTTGGAGAAGAAGTGAGTGGTGGAGCTCCTACTGTTAAGGAAATGGTTCAAATGAATGAACCTACTCCAGCTCCTGCGATGCCATCTGCTGAACAAGTAGTAGCAGATGACGATGATGACACTATGTCATATTTCGCAAAATTGGCTAACGACTCTTAAGCACCAGCCAACATTGGATCACTAAAGTCCATAGCTGAAGGAGTGGTTGTTACCATTGGTGTTGTGCTTGAACTGGTACTAGTACTAGTAGACGGTGCATTCACGATGTTAACACCACTCTTTCCAGTTTCTAAAGCAGCCCTTTCGGCTTTTAATTGCTCAAGTCTAGCTGCAGCATCTCCGGTAGCTTTTAACGCTCCTAGCTTTTTATTTCGAATATAGTCAGCTTTTTCTTGACCAGTTAATTCCCTACCATCAACAGTGATTGTATCACTCATACTTAAGTTGCGCGCGGCCCGTGCTTCTTTTTTAGCAGATTCATCATCTGCCTTAGCTTGTTCTAATTGTTTGTCTAATGCTTTTCTTTCTTGAACATTAGTATCAAACTTAAAGCTTCGAATCTTATCGCCAATCCCTTCACCAATAAGAGGAATCGATTCAATTGCACTAGCAGCTAATTCAATAATACCATTGATGACATTTTTGAAAATATCAAAGATTGTGTCGATTGCACGTGCAATAAAGTCTTGTACACTAAATCCTTTTAATGCTTCTGACGCACTATCAAATCCAAACTTCCCAAGAGCCCAAGCCATAATATCTTTGAGGAGATCTAATGGAGCACCAATGACACCATTGATCAATCCTGTAATGGCACCTTGAATAGCGCCAATAAATCCTTCGTCTTCAAAGCCTTGAATAGCTCCCTTGACAGTATCCCAAACTGTCATGATCAAAGTAATTGGATAGAACAATCTACCAATGATTCTACCAATTGCGCTTAATGATTTCATTAAAGCAGAGCCTTCAGAAAAGACTGAGAAAGCTCCTCTAATCATATCGGTTGCTTTACCTGCAGCATCTATTGCTGCATCAAATGGTGCTTTAATTCTAGTTACGATTTTACCTATTGTGCTTGCACCATCTTCACCAGCCATAAAGATAGATTTGAATGGTTTAATAGCATCATCAATTAAACCTTCAAATGGGAATCTAAATGGAGCAGTAATCATTCTAAAGAATTTTGCAACCCGACCTTCAGGGTTTGTAAACAAATCACGAACAGGCTTTAACAGATCATCCATAAATTTAAGTGCATCATCAAATAAAACAAAAGCTCTTACTTTCAAATCGTCGATGATTGCAGCAATTTGCCCACCTTTACTTGCAAAGAAAGCTCTAATTGGCTTAAACAATTCAGTTAAAGATGTGGTAATCCTGCTTTTCAGACTAGTAAGTAATGGTTTAATACTTTTCATCAAATCATCTAATCTGAAAAGTTTAGCATAAGCTTTTAATGAATCGGCAATACCAGCTAAGATCCCACCAGCAAGAGCAGCGATGCCAGCAATAATCTTACCATAGCCTCCAGAATCAGCTTTAGGCGCAGCAGGTCCTTGCCCAGCTTGTTCAGTTTTATCCTTTTGTTCACGTAGCATTTCCAGCATATCTAATTGCTGGTTTTTCAGCATGTCCAAGAAGGACTTCATTTTGCTATTTAACTTTTCGAGTTCAAGCGCAACAAGGAGGTGACCCTCCATATTTTGCTTGTTATTCTCTTTTAGCTGTTCAGCTACTTGTACTAAGTTTGACATTACCTATTCTGCTCTTGTCTTTGTTTCTCTTCTTTCAAATGGTTCATCAACAAAGTAATATAGATTTCACGCTCCCAAGGAATCATTCCCTCTATCTCAGTCAGCCCCCAGTGCCAGTGGGTCATCAAATTAAAATTCATTTGATAATAGTTTTCTAAACTCTCATGAGATAGAGCTATGATAAAAAATTGGCTACTCCCTCAACATGAATAGTATTATGGTGGTTACACGATTCACAATCAAATACAATATCGTGTTCTAGTTTTGGGATGCTTTCAACAAAATTCTTAATATGTTCAAACTGTTCGGAACTCATTGATTCCAAAAAGTCTTGTAATTCTTCTGTCGGCGTATCCTTGACATCAATTCTTTCTTCATCAGTATTGATTGACTTAATGCAAGCTCTAATTAAACCAAATGCTGCATCGGCCGTTCCATCTGTAATATCATGATCTAAAATATTATTGAATGTTGGATAGTCTACATTTACTGAAATTTCATTAGTCAATTGGATTACCTTATTGACTTCAGGCATTTCAATTTTAATCTCATCTAGATTAACAAACACATCTGAACGCTGTTCACAATTACTACATTGTAGACTGAGTTTAGATGATTCACCAACCGATTTTGATCTCAATTGCAAAAACATATATTCTACGTCAAAGGTTGTTAAGTTGTTTGTGTTAATGTCACCATCAATACAAGCAGCGATAGTATCAACCAATGCTCTAAATACATTTTTATTGTCGCCACTTTCAGCAGCGATCATTAGATTTTTTTCTTCCTTTACTAAGAAAGGACGATAACGCACACTCTTACCAGTTGATGGGATAACCATCTCATATTTGGGCGCATTATTTAGTTTTGGTAATGCCATAATTTATTAAACTCCATTAGAAATTAAAAGAAAGCGAAAGTTGTCCGGCTGGGACTTGCTTCCAGTTTGTATAAGATAACTGCACCGATGTTTCGACGAAGGAATCTTGATCATTATTAAACTCAATTGAATTGATAGTTGTTGGGAACGCGTTGATTAACTCTACCGAATACGTTGAAATCCCTACATTTAAGAATGGGATTCTCATTGTCGGTAAAGGAATAGGTGAACCCAACTGATGGATAATAATTCGTTTTTGATATTCACTCTTATAGCCAGCAGTTTGTCCATCCTCATCAATGATTAACTTTCTCCATTCGTCAAAATATTTACGAATAGGATATGTTGCTGTTTCCATAAAAGTAAGTGTAACGTCATCAACTGCATAGCCATATGCAATCTTTTCAAATTCCATACCAATTCTGCGTTCATGCGTTAAAATTTGTTTTCCTGGTAGTGACGCAGTCCGACAAAGAATGTTTTGATTTCTTGCGCCTAAAGCTCCAGTAATAGCACCCAATATGCCACCACGACCACCGCCAAGAGATGGTAAGGTAATTAAGAAATTGTTTGGACGAGCAAGACCGCCACCAAACGTTATTGAGGTTTTAAGCTCAGAAATTGTACTCATACCATCTTCTTCCTAGAATCTCTATAAACTTTATTTGCACCAGCTTTATTCCAATCTGCCATTGGTAAGAATGTTGCAATTTCCCATTCAGGTTTATCTACTTCTGCAAATCTACTTTTAACATGCGCAAACAAATATCTTTTCATAGCTGGAGCTACAAATCTTTTTGGTATCTTACCACCTGATCCAAGGACCGCATCTAATACTTTCGCTCGTGCAGCCGGTGGAAGATAGTGTAGGTTAACACCATAGAATCCACCAGGAGCAGGACCCATCATAATAATCAATGGGAATCCATCATAATATGGTAATGTTTTCTTCCCCTTTGGATCATAGAAAAACATGTACATATTTCCCACAGGACCTTTTACGTTTGTCCGTGGTTTACTTACTTGATCTAGCAAATCGTCCTCAAAGACTTCTTTTCTATTCTTCATTACACGGCCACGAAACATTTGTCTCGCTTTGTCTTGAAACCAGCGAATAGATTCCTTAGTCCGTGGAGTGATACCTGCACGAAACGCTTCGAGTTCTAATTGCTTAAATAAACTTTCTCCAGCCATATCAGTATTTATAATTATTTTTTAGGTTTTTTACGATATGGTTTTAATGGTTTGAGTTTGCCTGGAACTTTCTTAAGTGGTTTATTCATAAGGCCCATTGTTTGTAGTGTTTCCTCGGTCCAGATCTGGAATTCCCATTTACGATCTTTACAATAGCTTGAAGCAGCTTCCCATTTATTCATATTCTTAACATAGGTTAGCGCTTCGTTGATATATTTTTTTGTTCGCTTTTGCCCTGTTGGCGGTTTGGTTTCTTTGTCTGGTTTGATTTCGACGAGGATTGTTTTGTTTTCCATGACAATCTTGAGATCGGGAAAATAGCGGTGATAGCGTTTGTCAACTTCATAGTAATATGGTATAATAATTTCTTCTGATGACCATTGTTTTACCTTTGGATTCATATCACACCATTTGAAAACATCACGTTCCCATAGCGATCTATAGATCACATTAGTATGATCTCCTTGGTATTTCTTAGTATTGAGTACTTGATAACGTCCTGAATATGCCATTTTTGCAGTATAAATATTGTTAGAATCTTTTTATTTATCTATAGGTTGAGTAC